TTCATTTCTAATTATATTAATTATATCACGTCGGTTCCCGCCTTCGGCCTCAACCTTTGCTATAACAGAAGCTCTTTCTGCGTCAGTCATAAAATCATCGAATCTTCCAACTTCAAACTGCTGGCCTAGTCTATCTGCTACTCTTTTATTTCTTTCTATTCTTTCTGCTTCTTCTTCCGCCGCAATCCTTGCTCTTCTTTCTACTATTTCAGAAGAACTTAGGAAAAGGGCCTTTTCTATAAATCCTTCGGCCACAACTTTTACTAGTTGTTCTGGAGTTGCTTCTCCGCTGAGTATTCTTGCGTCTGCTTCAGCTTGAATATTTTTCTGCGTCTCTAAGGCCGCTGCTAAATCGGCAGCTTGTTGATCTATCCTGGCTTGGCGCTCGGAGCTCGTCAAAGTAACTTCTTTTATGCTGCTGCCATAACCGGTTCCGTATGTGACAAGCTCAGTATTAACGTTTCTATTTTGTATTCTTTTAATGTCCTCTTCCACTTGAAATAGTTGATCTGCAATCTCATCATTCACTGCATTTATTTGATCTTGAGTAGGTCCTTTTGCTTCTCTTTTAAATTGTTCCCGCTGACTATCTGATAGAATTGTATAACCCGCCGCTGCATCTTCATCAAGTGCTTGTTGTGCAATGATAGCATTATCTTTGGCTTGTTGCTCACCGAGTTTATCAAAGTTTATCTTTTCTTCTGAAGTTGCTTGCATATACTCAAGTACTTTACTACCAATGCCATAAGCAAATCCTAATATACCACCAATCAATGCTCCTTGTGGGCCAAACATTGCACCCATTGTTGCACCACCGGCAGCATAACCTAATGTTGAAACAAAATCTCCTGCATCAACAGTTAACTTTTCATTTTTAATTTGATCTGGTGTCATCCCTAAGGCTTCTTTACGAACGTAATCGGCAACGAATTCGCCGAAGATCATAAAGCCAGCGCCGACGGCACCAAGGGCTAATCCTTTTAAGCTTAGGACGGTCTCCATGAAGCCTTTAGTGTTCTCAACTCCACTCATGACGCCTTTATTCAGCATCTTGGCTAACATGCTTGTACGTATTACTTCACCAGTAACATTAACCGCAAGCGGTAAACCAAAATCAATTGCTGTCCAAGCTAATAAAGCTGCAGTGAATCCTAACCAAGGAGTATCTGCTAAGAAACCAGTAAATTGTTTAATGCCTGCGCCAATAGCAGCATAATCTATATCTTCGACGAACTTAGTAAAAGCTCCATCTGTCCATTGATCTACTATACCTCTTACAACATTAAATCCAACAAAAGCAATTGCTGCACCTTTTAATAGTTTAGTAAAGAAACTCAAAGGATTAGTCATAGCTTGACCGGAGATTGTTTTAGTCCTCCAAGTATTGGCTAGATCATTTGCCTTTGCTTCCTTTCTTTTATCAGCTGCTTCTTGCTTTCTATCTTTCTCCGTTTCTGCTCGTAGCTTTTCGTCATCTAAATTATTTTTAATTGCTAATTCAGCAGCTTCTTTTTGAAGCTTAATAGTATCTTCATCAATTCCCATTGCCCTTAATGACGCCACATCAATTTTAACAGGAGTAGGTTCTACGCTTGGAGATGTTCCGGAAGGTAATGGTCCATTAAAGGTAGCAGGATTTGCATTAAGCATCTGACCAAACGTTTTATTCATTTGAGAAATTTGAATATTGATGTTTTCAAAGACAACACTAAACTTATCAAGCTTACCCATGATTTGTTTAATAGAATTGCCGCTAGTCGCATTACGCGTTAATGCACCTTCGCGTTTAAGTCGATCTAATATCGCCAATGTCTCTTTGCTTAGTTCTGCCATTTTATTTTATTACCTTTTATTATCTCTGGCTTCTTTTTGCCGTTCTATGAATTCTAATAACATATCAAAGTACAAATCTCTCTCGTATGGCATTAGTCCTTCAATATCGCTAATACTCCATTTATGATGTTGTGCTAAACCGAAAACACATTGATAATAATGCCCTAGACTCATATGGCTAAGGCCTAGGTAAAAAAACTTCGCATTCCTTCTATTACGAATGTTTTCTCATCACCATTACTATTTGTGTACTTTAACTCTTGTTTCAGTTTCGGCATAGTCTCAAAAAACTTTGAAATCTTCTTAACGACATCACCAGACATATTATCCATGAATGCCGCAATCTCTTCTTCATCATAATCACTAAAGTTATGAACTTCGTCTTCGGTTGCTAATGTATCTAAACAAGAAACCATAATGACGTAATTCACTAATGGATCATTTGCTTCCATACCTATGATCTGCATGAAATCGTTAATGTTTGGATACTTTAAATATAATACCAAATCATCGTTAACCTTTACTTCTTTTGTATGTTCAGGATCTCTTAAAATCTCAATCGTATCAAGGTCAAATTCAACAGGAATTGATTCACCTGTATCAGGATCGTTAATATTAAACTTTGCTGCATTACTAACTGATGTTGCTCTCAATTTTAAAAATATGTATTCTAAATCTAACATTGATATTTCTTCAATTGGTTTATCAAATAAACAGTTATTCACAACTTGTTTAATTGCTGTCATTTCTACCAATGCATCTTGAGCTTCCGCTGCAACTAATAATATCTTTTCTTCTTTTACCGTAAACGGTCTATACATAACTTTTTGTTGATTACTCGGTAAAGTTAATTCGTTTAATGGTAAGTCAATTTTTGGTAATGGCATAATATATTTTTCCTAAGGTTATCCTTTATTGTTTGAAGATGGTAAATTAGACGTTACATTGTCTAGCGAATTACCAATCCTCTGTAATTTGTTAACTGCATCCTGAATGCTTCTTGGTTTGCCTGACTTTAAAGTACCTCTTACAGTATCAGCAAAACCTGCTACATCTCCAAGGATATCTAATAAACCCGCTCCTCTTGTAGAACGTGCTCCTGTATGTCCTGCTTTATCTGCAGAATATGTATAATCGTCAAACACGAATTGAACGTCGAGTGTCATATATTCGCTTCCGCCTTCCCATGATAAAGCTATACCGCTTACGTCGGTAGGATATGCTTTTTGTAGTAATGCAGAATAATATGATCTTGCGCTGCTATCAGTCGAGTAATGTTTAATTTCTAAGTCAGCAACATAATCATCCCTGAATCCAACTTCATGTGGAAGTCTTCCTTTCCATTCACTATGAATACCACCTGCGGCACTATAGTTTAATACATGTCTTGCCCACATATGAAAGAATCTCATTGTGTGATGATCCGAATCGCAAAGAAACGTACATGTAATTGGACCTGGGTTAGTAAGATTGCTCGGAATGATTTTTGACATCTGCCCAACATAATCATACGTTGTTGTATTGATTCCTACACCAGGAAACTGTACTGCTGAACAAAACATAGTAAACGTTCTTGCGTCAAACCTACCTTTCTCTTCTTCTGGTAATGATTGCATCCATTTTGGTTGGGTCATGGTGACTTCAAAAAGATTCGTCCTGGCCGGACCACCCAGACCTTCAAACGTACTTTTAAATTTACTAATATTAAATGGCATTCTTAACTCCTAGCAATCTTTCTTGAATCTTGCCAAACTTTGCTCTGACTCGCTTTCTGAAACGACTGTACTGGTAAAAATAATGCAGTATCCCATTCCGATGCGTTGATCTTAATAAACCTTGATCTAACTTGCTTTGCCAAATACATTTTTACTGTAGGCTTAAATAACCGAAAGTTTGAAGCACTGTTTAGAATTTTATAGTTTATACTCAATGTCGTTGACTCATCGTAATTATTATCAGATGATACTGAATATAATGCATCCATTAACTGCGCTCTCATTTTCGGTGGCAAGTAATGCATATTCATTCCAAGTATACCACCCTTTACCTTATTTATTGGAAATATCAGCGGGAACCGATCGTAATATGGTAAAGTATCTTTATGTTTAGGATCGTACTCAAAAAAGTACATTGAACCATAAACAGAATCTCCACGCAATTGCCCTTTTGCTCTACCTTTATCTGTAGTATTTAATAAGGCTTCCGAGGTAATCTCTTTGCCTGCTTTTGTTTTAGCTTGTTTACGATACCACTCTCGTGCAGCCTGAGAACGAGCAGGCATTTGCCCTTGTCGTATACCCTTTGCTAATATATCTGAAAATAAGGTTGCCACTTATCGTGCTCCTGGAATATGATGTTCGGTCATAATTGTAAAATGCCATCCACGGTCAGCGCAAAAATTCTTTGCCGCTTTCCATTTTGCTTCATTAACTCCCCATGTTTTAACTTCGTTTAGATATCGTCTTGATACTCTACCCGTCTTTGTTTTATTTTTATTCTTTGGATCTGGTGGTCTACACTGAGCCGAAGGTTTAATCTCAATCATAATAGTTTGAGGATTACCTAAGTTATCTCTCTTGTGAACTATCACATCTGGAAAGTATCTATGGATCCTACTATCAATAGGCGATCTATACGGTACAACAACTTCTTCTGACTGCCACCATATAACATCGCGGTGTTCATCCATCCATTTAAATACTTTTAACTCCCACAAAGACCTATAAATAATTTTTGTAGAGTCACCTTTATACTTATCGGGATGTTTTGGTCTAAATCTACCCTTATATGCCATTATATACTTCCGATTACTGTTATAAATAATAAATCAACTGTATACATATTTATTACGATTCGTCGGAACGATTTGAGGAAATAAACGAAATGGCAAGACCAAACCAAACAATAAGAGCAAGTAATAGAGGCGGTACCGAAAGGTTACAGTGGCCTAGTGGTCAATTTCCGCACGGAATACAATTTATATTTAAAGATTATGATTACAAAGAATTCGTAGCAGGTTCTAAAATTGGTAACTTGTCAGATGGTAGTCAAACAACACAATGGAACACCGCGGCAACCAGAAGAATCCCAGAAAAAGGTGCATTTACTTTAGAATTACCATTCCCATCTACATTAACGGATTCAACAGGAGTTCAGATATCTTCTTTTGAAAGAGGATTCATTGAAGAGTTCCTTACAGGACAGGCCGTCGATCTTGTTGATGATCCTGTCGCAGCCGCAAAGAAAATGGCCAATTTGATTTCAAATGCTGCAGGTGGTGCTGTCTCAGGCGACTTTGGAGAAGCCGATTTTGGAAAGAATGCAGATATGGTTAAACGTCTTATTGGTACTTTAGGAACAAGTGTTCTTGGTGCATTAGGAATGGGTGAGAAATCAATAGGAGCTGCAATCGGTTCAGTTAGTAACCCTCTTACCACTTTACATTTTAGTGGAGTTGATTTAAGAAACTTTTCATTCTCGTGGTCGCTATATCCAGCAAACGAACAAGAAGCTCAAGATATCAAAGGTATCGTGAATAAAGTAAAGTCTAAAATATTACCGCAAGTACAAGGCCTCTCGGCATCCGCTTTAGGAGAAGCTTCGGCAGCAACAGCAGGAAGTTTATCAAGAGCTTATTTAAAATATCCTTCAGTCGTATTCATTAATCTTTTAGGAGTTGATGAATCACACTATCCAAGATTTAAAGCATGTATGTGTAAAGGTATAGATATTAATTATGGAGATAACGGTGGTGCTCCAGTCATCGCACAAGGTGGTGTACCTATGGGAATTAATATATCAATGTCATTTGCAGAACTCGAGATTCAAACGGCAGAAGATTATGGCGCGGCCTTATTAGATTCACAGGACATTCAGGTTGCCGAGCTTGTAACTCCGCCAGAAGAAACAACACAATCAGCAAATAGCGCAGGAGGATAAGGTGTCCTACAAATATTTTCAAGATTTCCCAGTCATTAGATACGAAGGAAGAAAGGTAAGAGATATTACTCGCCGGGCTTCTTTTATGAGGGCAGTCGCAAATAACCCATACTTATATTACTCATACACAGTTAAAGACGGTGAACGAGCAGAAGATGTTGCTTTAGATTATTATGGTTCAGTCGATTATATTTGGTTAGTGTATATGGCCAATAATATTATAGACCCGTATTATGAATGGCCAATGGATGCTCAAACATTTAATGACTATCTCGTTGATAAATATACGGCAGAAAGCGGTAAAATAGGTGAAGACGTCATTGATTGGACAAAGAACGAAAGCATTGACGATAACATTCTATACTATATTAAAAAGGTTTGAGGAATAAGAAATGGCAGTAGACGATATTATATTAGCACCAGAGTCGTTTCGAACGATTTATCTCCGTCGAGAAGACAGAGTGATAATGCGAACCGAGCGTGGGCAAAAGATTATCGTAAAGAGAATCGTTCCTGAAGATTGGGTTGCTTATCGTATCTTTGAATACGAAACACAACTTAATGATAATAAAAAGGAAATCTTTTTGTTTGATGATTCTTACCTCGGTCAGATTACAAATGAACTTAGAGATAGTGTAAGCGAATAATGCAAGAGACTTTTAACCCAGGATATTGTACGATTGAATCTGCGGAACTAATAACGCCCGAAGGTGTATCAGAACCAATCACGGGTTTAATTGGACGCTTTGATATTCAGCAATCAATGTCGTCATCTACTATTACTGGATCTATTGATATATTAGATGGTCTTGGTATATTAACAACGTTACCTATACGTGCAGAAGAAAATTTATTACTCAAACTCAAATCACACGATTTACAAACAGAACTCAGTTTAGATTTACAAGTAATAGAAATAAGTAATGTTACGATACAAAAACAATCAGGTGATATGTACGCTTATACATTGCACTTTATTACTAAGTCATCATGGAACGCATTAACACAAAATGTTATTACTGCATTCCGTTCAAGGTCTGCTTCTTATTGCGCAAAACAAATATTTAAAAAGCATTTCAAAATTGGAAAAGGAAGAAAATTTAATATAGAAGAATCTGATGGAGAGATGAGAGTAGTCATTCCTGATTACAATCCAATTCAGGCAATGAACTTCCTTTGCGCAAAAGCATTTACAAATAAATCCAAATCGTCTACGTT